ACACCTTCTGGAAACTCACTAATATAAGAGTATAATGCATCAATTATTAAAGGTCTCGTTTTAGCATTATTTGAAAGACCAGGAATCATTGTATAACCTTTTGGACCTTTACCGAGACCCCGTTTTTCTTTATACAACATTAATGAAAACTCACTATTATTTAAATGCTCGACAACCTGGTTTCCATATCCACCTGTTGTTTCAACTACAATCGTACCAGGAAACTCAGTTGCAGCAACTTTAATTACTTTTACAAAATCTAGAACTTTACACTTACCCTGGTATTCCCAAACCTGTTCCAACGTATGGTAGTTCCAAATAGTAATTCCTGATTTGTCTTCTCCATGTTCAGGAGCTGTATCAACTCCAATTATATAATGTGTATTCGGTATTGGATTAGTAAATTTCCAAACTTCTCCATTAAACAACTTTAATTTAGATATTGGAACTCTTGTTGAATCCTGCATAACTTCTACTATTGAAGCATCGAAGAATGAACCCTCTGTTGGTAAGAATTTCAATTCCAACTCTTGAGCTATTTTTCTTGGATCGTTATCAAATAATGCACATTGTGTTTTATACCAATGTGGATCATCTGCTAATTCAGGAATCATTTTCCAGTGAATTACAAATGGCTGGAATATATCTTCATGGCTGATAGCGTTATTATATCTCTTGAAGTACCATTGACCTATACCAACAGTTTTATTTGGAGTTGATAATACCACAGTACCAAATGGCACTCCAGTTTTTCTAGCATGCATTTGGTTAGTTGATAAAGCAGGAACCATTGAAGTCCAAGCTGTATCAATATGATTGACAAATGCTGCCTCATCAATAACTAATAGAGTAACTGCCTTACCACGAAGTGTATTCTCTGGTCTGTTTGGGTTGACTGGTTCGGCATATACTTTTGAACCATTTGTTAAAATAAAAGATTGTTCTGATCTTTTTGCAAATCCTTTTCCTAGCAATCCTTTTGGAGGTTTCATCCAATCAGGAAGCTTTTCAATCATACCACGAATGGTTCTGGCAAATGTAGTTGCTTCCTTTCCATCTTTTGAAATAATTCCAACAACAGTATTAGCAAAGAAAATTGTTAACCAAGCAGCATATGCTTGAATGATTGTTGAAATTCCAATCTGTCTACTTTTAAGAACCAGAACATACTTTTTTCTTTCAATTAAATCTATGAGTTCAGTTTGTTTTCCATATGGTTTTAGGAGAACGTCTTTACCTGGCAATTCAAGATAAATATAATTCTCAACAAAATAATCAAAGGAATTTTTGCACTTGAGATATTCCATTATATACTTCTGTGCTAATCCTTTAATATGTTGAGGTAACGGTTTTGCCATACGATTCTCCTTTATTATTTGTTCTTTTTAATTTGACGAGACATTAGTTCTAACAAGATAAAGTCTTGCCCATGATTCCCAAACTTTACTTCTGACCCATCCTATATCACTTGCCTTCAATACATACAATCCACCAAGACTTTTAAATTCTGCAACCTGTGGAATTATATTTACTGCGTCGCCAACATTCATTAGATTTAAAATTGGAAGTCTATGTTGAAGTTCAACTATAATCATTGACACATCAGCCATAGTTCTTGATAAACCCGCATTGACAAATCCCTGATCTGTATCAAACCCAGTTTGATTTGTATGGTATGTTATTCTGCTGTCTTTCCTTATTGCATCGGTATCATAAAAAATGGTTTGTTTGTTTGCCGCATTTTTTGAAATTATTCCATAAGTTTGTGCAAATGATTCAGTATCAATATCAATGGTATGACTTAATTGATTTTTTGGTTTTGTAATATATCTTACTGTTGGTGATATAGCAGAAAATATAGAGTTTCCTCTGTTCATAACTTTTATTGGTATTCTGGTATAGAATACTGTTGGATCTTCTGACTCCAAGATTTTTTGTTGATCGATATTGGTTGCTAGAGAGTATACTGTAAAAGCTTGAGATGATTGAGTTTTCTTTGATAAATTTTGTACTTTAATTATATTATCAAATGAACAATGTAAGCCCAACATTCCATGAAATACACCATATGTTCGATCTAAATATTTGATAGTTCTATATAATGTACTCGGAGGAATTAAAAACTGATCAATTAAAAGAGGATTCTTTCCATTTGTATCATATTCTAATGTAGCCCCAGATGCTTGAGTTGTGACATTTCTAACTATGGCCTCTGGTGTTGTACCAAAATAAACATTATTTACAATTTTAGACATTGTTGTAAATGAAGGTCTTGAAATTGTACTGAGTGTTATAGGAACTCTTTCTATCTGATCAGTTTGTTGGCTAGCTCGTTGCATATGATATGCTGTTTCAGTTTCAGCAAACATCAAGTCAAATTTAACCTGTTCTTCTGATGATATTGTTTCCCCTTTTAATGTTACTGTTAATTTAATTGGAGTTTGACCATAAATCTCTTGAGTTATTAAATCATTAGGATCTAGAAATAATTCTATTTCAAAATTTTGATATGGAGTAGTTGTAGATGATTTTATAGACAGTTTATACATATCATTAGAATAATCTTTATTGCCAATTCGCAAATCGAACTCATATGTAGTGGATGGTGTCCAGGATTTCAAGTATGGTGTAGCCATTCATTATTCCTCATTTTTTATATTTTGTTCCAAAAAAAGGGGTTTCAAGATAGAAACCCCTTAGATTTAGAATTATCAGTCTACTGTTCTTGTAGACGAGATAATACATCATACATTCTTGCGGGAATAACAAGAACACTTTCAGCAATATTCTCAAGCATTCTTTTGACATTCAAGTTTGCTTCAAAACTGCTGTATTTAACGATCGCTAAAAACATTCCCCAGGCGGTTACTGTTGATGGTAATGATTCTGAGATTATTTCTCGTCTTCGTTTACCGATTCCTTCTACAAGATCCAGGGTTGCGAGCATTTCTTCTTCAGTTAGTTGTTTTCCCAAACTCTGCTGAATCATATCAGCAATGTGGTTTCTGAATGTTTCAACATATTCATTTACTGCTGAAGTCATTGTTGTTGAAGAACTTTCAATATGAACCATTCGCATTTCCCCTAGTTTAAATGCAAATGTTACATAATTAACACTGTTGCTCATTGTTGCTAGCCCAAATGAAAGAGTGGCAGCTCTGGTTCCATTATAGCTATTGCTTATAATCATTACTGGTAATACATCACCGACGGAAGGAGCTGTAACGCTACTTTGGATTATAATCTCGTGTCGTAATCTTGCAAAACCATCATAAAACAGAGAATTTTCTCTAACGATTGGAGTACCAGTTCCAAGTATAGATTCTTTTATTGGACTGGTTAATGCTTCATTCCCAACAAATTTATACATATTTGAAACATATCCTGAGTAGCTAAAATCCGTTTCATCTTGTGCTCTGACAAATACAGCAAGATATGGTAAGTCTATCCCATCAGTTTGATGGTCTTGATCTTGTTGATTAGCAACACTACCAGTCATCATCTGACGATATACTACTTGACCGAAACTATCTTGATAGCTGTACATGCCTTTGAAAGCGTTTGTTACGTCGAGCCCCATTTCTTGAGCTCGTTGACTAAAAGGGTCCATTTTTACCTACTTTCGTGAAAGTTTTTTATTGTTGTTTTTATAGCACTTTCGATTTGTTTTTTAAGACCTTCTTTAAACATTTTAAGGTCATTGTTTTTAAAGAGCATATCAGTTAAAACTCTTGAGAACATTGGAATTGCAACGTTGACTGGAATGTGACTACCATGAAGACCATATCTATTTTTTATTATATGTAATTCCCCATTAACTACCATCAATGCAAGATCGGCATGAAGCAGTTGTGATCTTAGGTCTCCTCCTATACCATGAATGTGAGTATTAGAGCCAATTCCATATGAAGGATTAATATTGCTATAATTTATTTCATGTGTGTGATTATTCATTATATCCTCTCAGCAAAGAATCTTAAATAGATATCTCGACCATCGAAAGCATACCCGAACTCCATTTTATCTTCATCGACTTTAAATCTTTTCTCAAGTTCCCAAAATTTCATAGCTCTTTTTCTTGTCCAAATTGAAGCATGAGGGCAAGATGGTTCATTCAATAATTCAGTTGTTAGAATGATATCCTCTTCTTCAAATGTTTGAGCAAATGGTTCTTCGGATAATAATCTTGCTGCCAATATTTCATAATCAGGAACGATAACATCAACCACTGCCCCACTTCTAGTAATCGTTGATATTAGATATATGAAATATAATACTCTGTCTCTTGGGACATGCTCAAGAAATCTGTAGATTGTTACTCGATCAAAATGAATTACTGTTCTTTCCATAAACTCAAAAATGTCTTTTTTAATATTAACTATTTTTGTGCTTTTTTCATCCCATAATGCTCTTTTCTTTTCTACAGATGCTGGATCTGTATTATAGTAAAACATTGGATCCACATTTACTATAAATGATCTCTCTTTTGTAGGAAGATCAAGGGGCAGTATTTTTCCTGCTGCGATGTTTAGAATAGTTTGGCTCATGTGTTTACCTCACAAACTCCATTACGATGCTTTTCGTGAATGGCGTAATATACTGATCAAAATATCTATGTTTATCAATATCATTCGTATCCATAATTTTTAATGTTTGTTTGGAAACTTCAAGTTCTCCATAACCTTTTAAGAAGATATTGTATTTGTTTTCTTTAATTGGAACTCCAAATAAATAAGCATCATTTGAATATAAGAAGCCTTCTTTGATTTTTTGTAGTTGTTTAAAAATTGCTGCTTTGCTACCGAAATTAATTCTACATATTTTTTCATATATAGATTCCATCTGAGGATAACAAAAAGGAACACCCTTAATAATTGTTTCTCCAGAACTATCATGTGCAATATACATGGATCTGTCAATTGATGAAATGAATATCTCAAAATGCTTTCTTATATTAAGTGGAATTTTTCCAAGGTTTGTTTCTCGTAATGTTCTTGTAAGAATTAAACCGTCATATTGTCTGATGACTATTTCGTCTTCAACGACATTATTCTTTAAGATATATTCATCAATTGTGGTTTTAGTTGTTTCCCTAAGAAGAGAAGTTAATCTGGGATTCTTTCTCATCATTTGTCCAATCTGGATATTTCTTTCCAGTTTATTGTCGTAGTTAATGTTTGTGAGATCGAACCCCAGATTCTTTAAGATTGTGTAATGACAAGCTTCTATGTCATACAAATACACATCTCTTAAAACTAAGTTCAATTTTTCATTAGTTTTCATATTTAGTTAGGGCGGTAGGGAGGGACTCATCTGTTATGGATGGTGGATCAGATTTGTTTTTTTTATTCCCTACCGCCCAAACTCCTTTACTCTAATGTTTCGATAATTACGTTATCGATTTGAAGATGATGGTTTATGTCTGTCACCTCTGCCTGTCTTGAGATCAGCCAGTTGATGGCATCCATATTTGTATTTATATCTTCTGCTTTTGATGCTTGTTTGTATCTGAGTTGAAGGTCTTCTGTATTGGCAGCTTCATTTAGTTTTACTTCAACTTCTGCCACTGGTCTGCGAGGAACCTCAACTTCAGAATCACTTCTTTTAACTTTTGTCATGCTGTATGGAATCAGCATTCCATTGATGTTATTGCAGAATACAACAACCAGGCTTGTCCGGATACCATAGCACTTGATATAGATGTTATCTTTATATTCGCAAAGACTTTTGAATCCGTTATTATAAATCTGCATATCAATTCCCGGTAGGTTAAGAACAGGTTGAACATCTGCATTATCGAAAACTCTTAATTTTCTCTTTCGTTCTCCTGCTGCATCAACTTCTCCGCTTTCATCTTCAACCGCCATGATCAAATTTTCTTCAGGATTAACACCTCTAATTGAAACTTTGACTTGGTTGATGTTTGCGAAGTTCGTGCAGTTTGCATCAAACCATCCATTTAAAGTTACAATATCAACAACTTCAGATGCTGGTTCTTCGGCGGCTGCTTCTTCTTGCTCTGGTAAATCTAGATCACCTTCTGAGAATACAACGGGATCTTCACTTGTTTCTTGTTTTACCATATCAGATAAGTTTTCGTTCATAATGAGTTTACTCCTCCTATTTCCATTTTTTGATTGCGGCGTCTAAATCATCTCGCCACTTAGATGGATCAATTTTTGCGTATGCTTCCAACGCGGCTCCAGAGAGAGCCATGACTTTTATAATCTCTTCGTACGCTTTAACTGGTGCGTTTCCGTGAATGCTAAATTCTCTACATCCTTCCAACCACGGAGGTAACTCGCTTTCCCATTTGCCTGTGTAGGCAGTCTTAACCTTTTTGATGTATTCTTCTAAGAATACTATAAAACTTGCGAGATTCAATGAATCGACTTGACTATAATCACCGAATACGGTGGTTTGGTATGATCTTTCTTTTTGATAAAGATCAAAAATTGTTTTCATATTTTATTCTCCGATTAGTTTTTGTAAATATTTATAATTCTTAAATAATTTTTCGTGATATTCTGGCATGTACTCCAGTACTATATCTCCATTCCAATGATATCTATACTTTAATTTTTGAACAAACCCCACTAAATTTAAATCACCTCTTGATACATTGAATGGCAGATGTTGTTTTCTACCTATTCTGTTTGATAAATGGATGACTGAAATATAACGTAATAGATATGATAACGTTCTATCATCAAACCAGATATCTTCTGCGTGACTTGTATCAAATGTTAGAGCAAGATTTTTTTCATGATTTCTATTTTCGATATACTCAATAAATCCAATAATCTCCAACGGACTTCGAAGCTCTTTTTTCTTTCTCCATTGAAAATTTTCAATACATAATGTAATATTTGTTGATTGTTTGTAATAGTTTTTATAATAACTAACAAAGTTTCTTACATTTTTATTTGGATGAATTACAAACTTTGAGCACTCAAATCTTGAATGACAGAAATCAATTATCTTAAATATATCATTTGGCTCTTGTCTCAGAGTGTCTAAAGGTAAATGAACTACATTAACTGAAATATCATTTTCCTTTAACTGTTTTTCCATTTCTTGTGAGTTTGGCCAAAATTTATCTGATTTATATACAGCCAATTGAATATTTTTTGGAATGCTATTTAGATTATATCTATTATCAAATCCAAAACCGTAAGAGATTGATAATCGCATATTTACTCCTTTGCAAATGCGTGATACATTTCTTCAACGAATATGCTTCTGGCGATACTTATTCCTAGAAACTCATCAGGTGTGTAACCAGTAGTTTTTGATTTGGATTTTACATACTTTGTAATTTTTCGTATTTCTTCGTATTGGGGGAGCACTCTAATCATTTTATCAATATATGAACCTCCATCTCCATATGGAAATGAAGCATATATAGAAAATGGTGTAGATGAATATATTTTAAATACGTTGCCTGTATTTTTACCGGTAAGCATCATTAAAATACTTCCATAATCCCGATAAGTTGTAAATTTGTATTTTGTCCATTTATATCTTGATAAGAGCATAGCAAATTCAGTTCTTGCATACAATGGTATACGTTTATCTCTGACAAGATTTTCATGAAGGTGTTTAAGATATTCTTCTTTTGGTTGAAACCATTCCCTCCACTCTTCTATATCATAAGATCTGTAATATCCTGAACCGAATTTTATTATATCTCCTCTGCACCAATAAGATTTATGATGGCGATCATCTGCAAGACTATACTCAGCATCATATTCGGATTTGAACTTCCATCTCCAGTTAACAACGCTTTTATGTTCTGTATAAGGTTTCCCCCAAGGCAGTTTAGATAAATCTCCTTCCGTCAAATCCACCGTTAACTCCCTTCCAGTTGATAGCAATTGCCTCGGATGTATGGATTGATTCTTCATGGCTACACTTTATAACCCAATCAATAACTCCTGGAATTTTATCAACTGAATTAGATATTGCTCTAATTGCATCTTCAACAAACATTGGATTTTCTCCAGCAACTCTAGCAATCTCTTGTTCATCTATCCTTTTTATGACTGGATATGGCAATGTTGGAATTACGTTTTCAACTGCATCTACAATATCTTCCAACCAAATATATTTATCTTCATACGTATTCTTTTCAATTAATACATTAGCAAAAGATCTTTGGTTGTGAGGAAATCCTCGACTGTCCAAAACGCTACATAATTCAGCAGAACATGGACAATAAGAAGAATACTGCACTGTTACTCCTTGAAAAAATCTGTAATACCATTGCTGCTCTTTATCCCCTGAGGATTTTGTCATTTGAACATCATAGAGCTGACCCTCAAATCTGCATTTATAATATATTGGAAATTCATTATCCGACTTTATAGATTTTCGTTTAATCGGCATACGAAAATCAAATTTCATAAATGCTGCATTTGCTCCCCATGGATTACCATCTCCAACATTTTTGATAACATCTTTTAATATCTGTTCAATTAATTTACTTTTTAAGGGTAGATCCAAATATGGTTTAAGTGTAAGTAGGAGTCTTGACATAGAAATTCCTTTTGTCTCTCGATCTAAACTTGTTCTTAATGAAACTTTGGCTACTAATTCATTGAAGCCTCCATTTCTAGATTCAAGTTTAAAAGGTACTTCTACATTTTCAACTCCTACTTGCATTATAGGAATTTTAATGTTTGGCTCTGTGCATTGAACGTCTGGAAGACATTCTTTTACTTCTTTTTCTTTTGGAAGATTCATTCCACTCCCCTCCTATAATTCTGGAAATATTTTTTGATAGAACTCTTCTTCTACTGCTTCCTCCCAGTCCGACTGTGAACTTGTTGTGGGATCCATAAGTTGTATTTCTTCAAGATTATGAGTCATATCATTTCCACAGTGAAACTTAAGAAACGGATCTTTTCCGTGCCAGAGATCCTGATTTGAATCTCGGTTTATTTCTCCATCTTCATCAATATAAAATATGAAGTCTGGTCTTACATAGGTAAACATTATTGGCCCGCCACAAACAGGGCAGTCTCTTGGTTTAATCATTTACAAGTTCCTTTGGGTCGAAATGAAAAACTGGAGTCTCTTCTTCAACTTTTTCAGATTCTCCAGAAAATTTAAAATTATCTTTTATTTCTTTAACTTTTAATTTCAATTCTTCATCGTCTATATAATATTCACTTTTAAAAGAATAATTTGTAGTAGAACTTGTAGAAGTGTATCCAGCCATTATTGAACTCCTAGCATTCATTTCGATCGGACGATTTAGAATTTCTCTAATCTGCGACCGAGTTATTTCTGTATTATAATCTACTAGCGCCATTATTTATGGTTAACTCCTATCACTGTAAGGTATGCGTTTAACAGCTTTACTGACTCTGGTCTTGTATCTAACTCTTTCGATTCATCTATTAGATTGCTATCTATAAAGCTTCTTATATATCTATTCTTTAAATCAATACAATCTGACTTAGTTGTTAAAAATTCAAATAGATTACAAGGCGCATCATGACCAATTATACATGCTGTTTCCATTTCTCCGCATCTTTGACCACCCTTATTTTTTCTACCTCCTAGAGGTTGGAGTGTTCGTTTTGCATAACTTCCAATACCCCTAGCTGCTAACTTTTCTGATGCAATATGAACCATTCTAAAGAAATATATATACCCAACTGCAATTTTATTCAACAGTTTTGTCTTGGATAATGGATCATATACTTCTTGTTTGAATTTGGTACCGGTATATTTGATAGCCTCTTGGATCCCTTTCATAGAACATGATTCAAACGGAGGCTGTATAATAGTTAGGTTAGTAACAAATTCTTCATCTATCTTTTTGGGAATTTGCTTTTTGAATTGTTGGAAATACCATTTTTCATCTGTTCCATCAATTATCTCGATAAATCCCAATATATAATCTTTGATCAATTTCTGTGCTGCTCCTGCTTTGATCATATTCATAATATTGCTTTTTAGATCATCTAAAACCATTGAAAGTCTTAATTCAAATAATTGACCGGTGTTCATCCTTGATATGATACCAAGAGGATTGATACAGATATCTAAATGTCTTCCATCTTCAATTTGCGGCATATCTTCATGAGGAATTATACTTGAAATAATTCCTTTATTCCCATGTCTGTTTGCTACTTTATCTCCGACTTGAAGCTTTCTGAAATGGACTCCATACATTTCAACATAAATACCATTGATTTTTTCTCTCTTGTTTTTATATTTACCTGTAAACGAAAACAGATCTAAATTATTTTCCCTTATAAACTTTTGAGCCTCATCTTTTGGTAATATGTCTTTCAAGACCAGTTTCAGACTTTTGTCTTTTTCATTCTGCTTCTCAATTGTATTTTCGACCCATTCCTTATATTCAGGAATATCTTCATTCCAAGAATTTGCATAAAGTTTTATCTCTGGAATTATATATCGAGTTTCTGCTTCTAAAACTAGATTTTCTCCAAAAACAGAATATAGATCATCAGATGACAAACTTTTCATAATAGCATATGGATCTCCCGTTTGAATTGTTTCGTATTCATCAGGAAGAGGTTTATATTTTTCATCATCTAATGTAAGCAAGACTTTATGTGGAGGGATTGTAAATGATAAATCTTTATAATGAACAGATGTGAATACGTTTTCTTTCACTAATCGATCAGATACTACAATACCATCCTCATAATTATTTCCATAATAAATCATGACACCGGTTAATAAGTTTTTACCAAAAGTTATTTCTCCATTTTTACAGAAATTACTTTCTGCTAAAATATCTCCGGCTTTAAACTTGTCTCCTGGTTTTACATAGATATTCATAAAGTCCATATGTTCAACATATATTTTCCGAAATGCTATATTGAATATATCAACGTCAGAGTCATCATACACAACCACTAGATATTTATCGTCAATATGTACAACCTCACCATTCTTCTTTGCTCTTTTAACAAATTGAGTATAATCTGTATATAAACCCTCGCAACCTGATTTAATCATTGGTTGGTCGAATTCTTTGAGCATAATTGATTGCCTCATTTGTGACGATGCCATTTGTAATCTAGTTTGGTCGTCATGCTCAGTGAATGGTACCATAGAAACTGGAATTGAAATTGGCTGTTCATCAGGTTCATCTGGACTGAATTTCATATTGCTATCAACTTTGACATTTGGAGTTATATTCTGAAGAACCCCACAATTGTCTCTGTCTGGGGTATCAACAGGACAAATTCGACCAAACATTGTTGGACATATATCTCTTAAATGTTTTGGAATATTTTCTCTTTTGAATCCTCCAGGTCCTAAAAGACTTATCCTTGACAACTTTGTTAACTCTTCAATTGGATTTATTGAGAAATCAAATTGAACAATATCAGAAACATTACATTCAGATAAAATTTGACTTGAATTAATATTGAATTTTGGTTGTCTGGTTGTTCGATTTGAATAGCATAGATCAAATATGATTTTTGAGACTTTCGAGAATATCATATATTCAAAACATCTAATTCTTTTATTTGTGAATAGAGTATCATCTATGTGTTCATCTTGAATTGCTTTTATAAGTTCTTCAATTATAGAACCAGTTTCTAGAAATTTTGCTGTCAATACATCAACTTTTGGAATAAGATCAAGAGCATACATAACATCGTTGCCCTTTGATTTTGCACTATATTTAGAATAGATCCTTCCGATTTCATGAATAAAATCGTCTTGAGTAAATCCTTTTGATTCTTCATAATATAATTTGAGGTCTTCTAAAAGATTCTCATATAAAACATCGCTTTCAGAATTTACTTCTAAATTGGCAAAATCAAATCTTTTATTTAATTCCCCAGGTCCATAATATCCCATCATCATCAATGATAGCGGTAGCTTTTTTCCTAGAAAGCTAACTTTGACATAAGGGGATTCCTTATCTTTATAGACCATTAGAGTTGCTACGTTTGTTCTAAGCTTGATACTTTCACCTCTGGTAACTATTGGGATATCAAATAATTGAAATAGCGGAATCTTTTTTCTTCCATTTATAATAATATAGTTGTTGTCAACTAATTTTGGAATAAAGATACTAAGATCAATTGTGGAGTTCCCCTTTTGAAGTTTGATAACTAATGTCTGCTTCAAAGTTTTAGATAATTCTCCAGATGTAAACCTTGATTCTCTAATATCTAATTCTGATATTTCAAATCCCAACTCTTTTACTGGACTAACTATTTCTGAAACTACGGGCAAAATCTGTTCATAATCTTCTTTTCTTAACGAGAAGATATTATGATCTTGGTTTTTGATCTTAAATGTAGGATTAATTATTTTCAAGTTTACTCCTCCGATAGTTCATCATAGTCTTTTAATGCATTTTCTAATACATCGTCTTCGACATAGTATGGATCTTGATTTATTTTCAATGCGTTCATAATCAATTGAGTTAATCGAAGGTCTGGACTTTTATACCAGACCTTTCGAATTAACCCAAGTATCTTTTCAATTCTTTGTGGGTCTCTCATGATATTCTCTCACCCTTTAATATCTTATCCATAACACCAGAGTACCTTCCTTCATACAGAATTCCATGAAGAATTGATCTTTTTGGATTCGAGAATGCCATAGCCAAAATCCATGATTCTTGGTTTGGCACACTCTGAATACTATAATAATTTGGTTTCACTTGGTCTCTATTTGGAAGCAATCTCCACTTTTTATAGTTTTTCCACATTAGCTGCGCTACAACACATTCAAAGTGTACATGATAAATGGATGCATCATATGCATCAAATAGTTTATCTGAAATTGATACATAATCTTCATTTTTGAATTTATGTAGCAATGAAGCAACAGTAGCGAGATCTCCAATGATATCTCTTTGCTTCATTTGATCTTCTATATTATCATCTTCTCCTTTAATGATTGCTGATCCAGATGTATGGAAAGTTCTTAAAACTAATTGTGTTGATCTCTCACCGAGGGTTTGTGCTGCGATGATTCCGATAAACCTACTGTTTATTGTTTTGTAAAGATCTCCATAGCAAGTTTTACAAATTTTGGGACTTTTACAAAGAATCGGACTTCGTATATAAATTGTTTTCCCAATTGTATCTTTACAATTTTCCTTTGTAAGTTTATACATTCCTTTACCATCATCGGTTTGCGCGTATCTATTTACAAGCATTAGAGCTTTTCTTTTATCTTTAACATTCACCTCAAGAAAATCTGTTGTTCCGCAATCATCAAGATCTTCATTGATTTGAAGATTTGCACAAGTGAAAATCAGTTTCCGTGATAGATATCCTGAAGTCCCTGTATTCAATGCGACATCTAGAAGACCTTTTCTACATCCATAGGTTGAATAGAAAAATTCTTCTTGTGTTAGTCCTTCCATTAAATTATGTTTTATTGGTAATGGTAAAATTTCTCCATCAAAATTTGAGATGAACCCCCGAGTTAAAATTAATTGTTTAACTTGATCCCAACTTCCTCTTGCTCCAGATTCAATCATATATGAATATGCGAATTTTTCTTTTAGCTGATTTATTACTTCATCACTTGAGACAGCAACTAACTGTTGTCTAATATTATCATGAGAATAAAGATTATCACGTACTTCTTCAAGCCCCACATTAAAATCTTCTAATGATAATGTGCATCCGTATAATGTGGCATATTTAAATCCCTCTCTTTTAATATTATCTAAAACTATTGCAACTTCATTATAATTATATTTATCTTTTATGTCGTTCAAAATTTCCAACAGTTTTTTGCTATCTACTACTCCCTTCACTTCAGGATAATCATCTGGTAAACAAGAGTTGAAAACTTCATGACCATCAATACCGAATACTTCAGATGTTAAAAAGTATATTCCCAGAATTATATCTTGACTGGGTGTGGTTGTTAATGTTTCATTAGCTGGGCTATTAAGATTTTTGGTCACAAATATTTTATCAATGATCTCTTGTTTAGATTCCTCTGTAACTGGAATATATACAGCCATTTGATCGCCATCGAAATCTGCATTGAACGGTGGGCAAACTAATGGGTGTATTTTTATTACTTTATCTAATGAAACTTTTATATTAAACCCAAGCATTCCAAGTCTGTGGAGAGATGGCTGTCTATTCAGTATACATATTTCTCCATCAATGATCTCCTCACATACTTTGAATAATGCAGGAGACTGAGTATCAATACATTTATCAACGAAGTCAATTGCCTTATTCAATAATTTGAATTTTCCAAGCTCAATTATTTTTTTAGCAATTGGAAGTTTAAAAATCTCTAAAATCATCAGATATGGTAATACACATTCATCGAGATTCAAAGTTGGGTCAGGACTGATAACTGCTCTGCCAGAGAAATCTATTCGTTTCCCTAATATATTTCCACGGATCAATCCCTCTTTCTTTGCCATCTTTGTTAATATCTGATCATATAATTCATTTACAACTCCTTGAAGCTGTTTGAAATATGTATAATACATTTCTTTATTAATATTGATATTAACAGTTGTCTCTTTCATGATATCCTTCTTTGTAAGGATTTGGACATAATATCTGTTGATCTTATCCATGAGCTGGCGATTGCCTGTGCTCTTGGACGTTGGTCTTAAATCTGGCGGCAGAACGATTATTTGATTTAGAAATAAACTTTTGATGTTGTCCTTAATTAGCTTCCACTCAGAGATACCTTCCTTTGATAAATCGTTAGCGAGGTCTGTTACTATTTTTTCAATTGCATCAGTCTTTTCCCAAATCTGTGTTCCTCGTGGAAGATTCTCTGGTGCTGTTGTTACAACATGCTCACCATTATCCATATATAATACGCTTTTCTCTTGTCTCATTAAATCATCTATTGCTGCTTTAAGACCTTTTCCTCCTATATCTACTAACAGATCATAGAAAAGAGGATTAACGACTTTCATCGGAAGGGTTATTTTAGCAAACCTGGTCCTTCTTTCATCGCTATTTGTAATATCTACTTTGCAGATTTCACATTTTCCACCTGACTTTGAAACCCCATAATATGTGCCACATTGACAGGTATAATTTTTCACTGGACCGAAAATCTGCTCAGAGAATAATCCTTCGGGATGGAATTTTCTTTTTCCTATAGTTTTTAGAGAGGTCACTTCCTCTAGGTTTTCACAAAATGATTCGTAGTCCAATATCTTTGGCATCGGTTAGTCCTCTTTTAGTTTTTCTAAAGTATATCTAGCAATAGATTTTAAATGTTTGAGAACTGCTTTAGAAACCATCTTTTCAAGCTCAGGTTTTATAGCTTTAACAATTTCTTCAGCATCTTCTGCAGTTATCTTTGACTCCCATTCATCTAAGGCTGCTTCGATCAGGTTTTTGATATAATTTTCCATGGGGTTTGCTTCTTTTTTACTTTGAGGCATATTCAGCTCTCCTTTGAATTAAATTGAACACTAATAGATTGTAGTTTTTGATATTCCAAATCTTTTTTATCCGGAACAAAATAAGCACTGTCCAGATAATAAGTTTTAAAATTTTGCATCAATAAAGATAGAGTTTTATTATTCAACTCCATTCCTATTTTTTGATCTGGCAAACAATATGCATTTGTGTCAGGATCACAATTTGGATGATCTCCAAATAGATTTATGCATGAAATTTTATTATCTTTAGTAAATGTGGTTATTGCAAATCCTTGCAACAATAGACTTTCATCAATAAAAGTTATCTTAAATGCACTTCTATCTTTTATGACCATATCTGGATATATCTTTCCAATGAATAAATGAGTTTTACGATGCGGGTAGGAATAATTTTCCAGAACTGAAAACCCTTCAAGTTCCGCCGGTTTCTTCGAGTAATTCAATATATTGTTTTCCATCTATTCCCTCCTTCAATACGACTATAAAATTCATAAAATCCCCTCTCTCTTTCACAAGATTGGTTAATCTTTCAATAAGATCTGTAGATGTCTCGAGACTTCTTTTTGGGATTATAGCGTATTTCGTTGTAGATACTTTTGGAAATGGTTTTTCATCTTTATTCTCTGCCAGAATAACTTTTAAATCCTGACTTTTATTCAATGTCATAATGGGTTTGATATGCTCATCAAGTCTTTGTATCCGTTCAGTATGGTCAAACACTTCATATATCAGATCTGTTTTATTTGCAAGAGTTTCATTTACTGCTTTAGTTAAAACACCCGGTATTAAATCTAAATCTATTGTCTGTATAAGACCATTACCTTTTAGAGTTTTAAGTTCGCTACTACTTATAATTTGAGCTGCGTAAAATGCTGCTTTTCTAATTTCACTTTTTGATAAACTTGTATTGTATGATCCTTTGTATTCTCGGTGACATTTTACATTTTGTCTACAATCAATCACTAACATTCTTCCAGAGATATATAACCTTACATCAATTTCATCGTCTCTATCACAAACTACATCTCTACAATCAATAACCAGATCTGCCTTCGGAAGTTTTGTTTTTCCTTCAAAATACGATGTCTTGAAATCCATAACGAACACTTCATCTTGAATTAACTCTTTTAACGCGTCGACTTTATATTCACCAACTTGTGAAATACTATAAACTGAGTTTCTGACGTTTTTAGATTCAACAAAGTCGTGATCTATAATATAAAGTTCTTTTACTGTTTCTAGCTCTGAAAGATGCTTACATAAAAATCCACCAAAAGATCCAACTCCGATTACAATGATCTTTTTAAGCGACACGTTGTGTTCTCTCCTCTGATTGATATGAGAGAGCTCCGAAGAGCTCTCCCATTCGGCAGAAGACTATCCCTTCTTTCCTGCTGGTTTCAGGAATTCAAGAACGTCTCCACTTTTTAGAGTATAATTGCCCTCGACCTCTTTTCCATTGACGAGACCGGTGGACAGTTTACTTACATTCAATACTTCTCGCATAATTTCCCCAACTTCTGCGACGGTTTTACCGACGACAGGGAAGCGACCGGTGGAGGCACCACATGAAATTTGGACTGTTGTGGTGGCTTTGTGTCCGAAAGGTGCATCAGGTTTGGTGATGGAACTTTGGAAGGTTCCTTCAATGCCTGCCAGGGCACCGCTTTTGGAGATCGCTGCTCCTCCTCCGCCTCCGGTGACGCCATGTTTATCCATAATGGCATCGATGATCAC